GAGCTTTTGTGAGGCTTTGGCAGCATCTTCAGCGGCTGACTTAAAACCCTTAGCATCTCCGGTAATTTGAACGCCCGCTGTTATGCCTCTATTTGCTGCCATTTATTATAATTTTACGCTGTTCAAAAACTCTTCTCTGGTAAGATGTCTGGTTTCAATTACTTTGTTATCCCATCCAAACTTAAATAAGTCTTTTGGGCTTTTTATTGTCTTTGTTCCTGCCTGTGCAATGACACTATAAAATGAAATTATTCGGGCCTGTTCCCATGATATCTTTTCATTTTCGATCTTCGCCTCCATGATTGCCTTTATCTCATCCTGGCTCATGTCATCCAAAAAATACTCGGGTTCTATTCCGATGACTCCCACACAATAGCCATAAGACTCAGAAAGACTTACTTTTGAGTTGTCGTTTTTTTTTGCTCTGCTTTATTATATAATATGTCGAGAAAATCATGTATTATTCGAGTATAATCCAATTCATCAAGCATATCAATAAAGCTGTCATAGGTATATGGGAATTCAATACCCTTTGCTTTTGCCCCGGCCTTTGATGTACTATAAATGAATTGAATAGTATTTTCGGTAGTTTTCATTTCATTGATTGAACCACCGGAAAGATTTTCATACTCAATCATAGCTCTTATGGATAGCTTAATATAAAGTGTTATATCACCTGCTTTTATTTCTTTTATTTCTAATAGTTGCATAGTTTCTGAATTAAAAAAGGAAGGCGGGGTTTCCGCCTATCCCTTATGGTTTTGTAATAAAGTTAAATCCGCAGCAATGCTCGAATGAGACTTTATAGGTTGAATTATCTCCGTCCGGTGCTGTTAAATCCCACCCCATAGGATAAAAATATCCTGAAGCATAGGAGGCACTGGCATTGAATCCAGAGGTTTGCACGTCGCCAATCTTACGCCCGAAATACAGGAGTAAGGCTAAACGTGCTAATACCGCTTGTACTATTGTCTCAAAAGAACCATAAGCCACAAGGCCATCGGCGTCCGCAGTGACAGTAAAACGTCCCGGTAATGAAGTTTCATAAACACCACTTTCTTTATCGGTAGTGTTTCGGGATTTTCCCTTGATACTGAGCGTGAAATTTGTTGCATGAGCTAACGGTGTGTTAGACATAAACAAATACAGATCAGAACCGCTAATTACATCATTTGCCATCTTAATAACTAGTTATTGATACATTAAAAATGAGTTTATTATAATATACACCCTCGGTAACTTCATAGCCCTCTTCTTGTCCTGCTAATTCAATACGATTACAATTTATTCCATTTATCAGACCCTTCATATCCTCAAGGGCTAATCTTATCTGGTAGGCAATATTCTGAACCTGCGTATAATCTGAAGCATAGTTTTTAACAGAAAATTTAACATTATCCATTACCCACCTGTCCTTGTCATAAACAGCATCAAGGCTGTCAATGGTATAAATAACCACAGGTAAAAGGGTTTCTTCATTGATGATATAGGGAAATATCTTATTTGTCACCAATGAAGTTAATCCGGTTGAATTAACTAAAAGATAGTTTATTAACTTGCCTATCATTTCTTTGGCTTATTTGTCCGTTGAATAAATCTATCAATTGCGTTATACCATTCCATCTCTATCATGTCATAAACCTTATCCTCCGTCATCTCAAAAGCTTTTTCCATGAAATGAATACCAACTATCTTGCCCGTCGCTCCCTTACCGTGTTTTTTTCTAAATCTTTCAGCCGTGCCATTCTCAAAAATATGACCTAATGATCCTCTTTGCGCCCTTCTCGTCCCAATTAAAGCAGATGTATCTTCGGCCATAAAAATCGCACCGATTGATTTTGCCAGAATTCCCCTTCTTCGTGGCACTAAATTCTTGGCAGTATTTATAAGAGGTAGTGAAGCCTTTCGAAACGCTGATGTGAAAATCTTTTTCTTATCAAGGTTTGATAACTCATTGAAAAAATCATTGAGTACCGCTAATTGACTTACATCTACCTGTATATCCATTATACCTTTTGAGCTATGCTATAAACAATGTCCGTTCCTATTTTGCGCCACCCTATAAAGTTATCTTTATTGGCAGCCGTTGAAATAGGGACACCGGCAATATCCTTTGTAAACATTGTGCCAAGCGTTACTGTATAACCTCCCGTACTATCAATAATCAACTCAATCAAGCCAGCATCACCATTTACGGCATTGGTAAGGTTTACAACAGTATTTCCGGTAATAGATGCACAAATAAAATCCTTGTATGTTGTTGCATCAGCCACAAGTGGGCTGGCAAAAGTAAGTGACTGAAAAGCGTCTGCAATCCCCTTTGAGGCAGCCGTCACCAACCCCTTTGCATTAACAGTGATGTCAGCCCCCTTAAAAGAACCTACATTTGAGTTAACGGTTGTAAGCGTTAGTGCTTTTGTGCCTGTTACGTCCCCGGTATGGGTTGTAATATCATAAAGCTCAATAAACATATTATTGAGATATCCATAGATTGTCTGCCATAATCCCGGCCCTATTGATGTACGTGCCATTTTCTTTATGTTAGGTATGATAATTCTTTTAAATCCGTCTCATCGTAAAGATAAGTATAAGTTGTTATCTGTCCTGGTATCATATTATCTCCGGTCTTTTCAAGTGATATTTTTAGACCTTCTTTGCGCCCTATTACCTCAATATAAGTAATCGTATAGGCAGCAGTGGTGTCATCTAACTGCACCTTCATTGTTTCAACAATCTCAGATCGGTATCTGATGGTTATTTCTTTTGTCTTATCAAAAGTACGTGCGTCGTTTTTCCCCAGTAATGCACCTGAAATATCTCTTATCTCACATCTTGTCACTAATGTAGCTGTTGGCCATGTATCAATCGTTCCTCCATAATCAGGATTAACGGCTTCTACCTTTGCATAAAAGACAGCTTTATGATATAAGTTACCTGCCCTCATGCTATGTTATAGTTCTTATAGGGTGCAACAAGATACTCGACCGTAAAGGGTACTTTAACAACCCCTGTTCCTATAATAACCGGTTCTCTTATCATATAATAATGAGCTACCATAAATAGAATGGCTATTTTTAATGGCAAAGGCAATGCACCATTCTCAAGTGGCATCCCAGTATAGATTTTATATGTTAAGCCCGATCCGTTAGTTAAAAAGGCAGTATCAACTGTTAATGCAGTGTCACTGGTTATTGTGGCAATATTTTTAACTGGATAACCATAAACCTGAATACTATCACCGACATGAAGATCCAAAAAATCAGTATCTATGCCAGTTATATTCAGACCATCAACCGATACTGTGCCTTCTCCTGTCATTGAGCCTTTAATTTCATTCAGGATTATAACCTCAGCAGCGTCACATAGGCTTTGAATATAGGTATCATCATCTGCCCAGTCTACCCGGCAATGTGTCTTTGCTTCCGCTAAAGTTACATAGATACTCATTTCATTTATTTTAAAAACTCCGGGCCGGAATGACCCAAAACCCGGAGTTCCATGAACACAGACCTGAAACGCTATGCTTTAATAGCTTTTGAAGAGAATGAAGTGATATAGTCATCGTATCCTGATCCTGAAGCAGCAGAACCACGAAGACCCTTAGCATCAAAATAAGCATTGATAACTAACCTTACTTCACCCTTATGAGCAACAGTATAAGGGTCTACAGTTATATCATAACCACCCCACTGCCCGATGCAAAGATCAGCCCAGTTACCAAATACCAAAAGGCTGCCTGAAGATCCTGCACCGCAGTCAGTAGGACATGCATTTGTAACATATACAGGATAACCATTTAACTGGTTATCTTCGAGCATATATTTACCAACACCAGAAGGACCATCAATAATGCTCTTGAGAATACCACGTCCGGTTGAGTTGGTGATATAAGCAAGGTTTTCGGCCTTTACGTTTGCTGTTCCTATTGCAGTCTCCATGCCAACAACAATAGCACGGGTTGGAGTGGCAACGGCCACTGGAACACCAGTTGTTATTGCAAATGACATACCACCAGGGGCGGATGCTGTTTTGGTTGTTTTACCCAGGATGGTAGATTCAAGTTTACGGGCGACGGCATTCTGAATATTGCTATAAAGAAGCTGTTCAGCACCAGCACTGTCCTGAATAAGAAATAATTTGGAAATATCAACAACGGCACAAAGCCTCTTTGGAGTTAAAGTAATATCTGAGAATGTTCCTGAGCTGTCGGTTATTGCAGCAACCTCTGTTCCCCAATCGGCAGTCGTACCGGCATAAGAAGGTATCTGAACATTACCAACAAGGTTATTCAGATAAGTTGCTCCGGCTTTGGTGAAAACAAGTTCATCAACAAGGGGCGGAAGGATAGGATAAATATCTGTTGCAACAACTTCAGCTCCATGAGAAGCTGTTCCTGCAAGCACTTCAGTACGTTTTTCAGAATCCAGCCCGGCAGGAATAAGAATATCACCCTTTGCACCTACACCAGCAGTGCGGAACTGTGCGGCTGCAAGATCTCTTATGGTGCGTGTTGCATCACTGGCAGGCTTGTTTTCGAGCCTCTCATTGATAGCCCTGATAAGCGAAAAAGCGACCGGCTT